CTATAAAGATCCCCAAGCAGCAGCACAAAGAATATTTGGAGATTACACATAATGGCTAGACGAAACATAAAAAAAGAAAATTATGACAGAGATAAAATAGATCCTTTTTCTGTTCCACCAGCAGGATATGGGCTAACAACTGCTCCCGGTAAATGGGCTTGGGAACAACCACCAGAACACGTTAATGTTGAAGATGCTTTTGAAGAAATAAAAGCAAAGATGATGATACCAGCAAATAGAATGACTATGATACAATTAGTAGATGCAGGTGTTCCTATTGAGACACTAACACGAACTATTACTTTTACAGGGTTTACACAAGGTAAATTTACACCAGATGTAGCAGAACTTCTTAATCCTGTAGTCGCTGGATTTATAGCAATACAAGCAGATAAGGCAGGGATTACACCAAGAATGTTAAACAATCCTCCAGAAACTTCTATAGATGATGATGTTATCTTTGACATAATGAAAGAGTTAAATCCTGTTAAATATAGAAAATTAGTTTCTATGCCTGTTGAAGTAGATGTAGAAGAAGAAGAACCAGATGAAAGACCAACAACAGCAATGAACTTTATGGAGATGGAGAGAGAAGATGGGTAAATTAATGAAGGCAGCTGTTCTTGGTGGTATTGCTGACGCATTTAATGGATTTGCTACTGCAAAAGCTCAAAGAGAACAACAACAAATTTTATTTGATAGACAAGACCAACAAGCAAAAGAAGAGAGAGAGTTTAGAGCAGAACAAGCTAAGTTGCAAAGACAAGCACGAGGATTTTTCTTACCGGGAGAAGAGGAAGAGGAAAGTGCTTATGACAGGATGCAAGCTAAAAAGTTACAACGAAAATTAGCATCAGAACCTAAGCCTGATACTGTTGATCCAGAAACATTTTTTTTCAATGGTGGTGCAACAGTTGTTGGTGTTCCTGAAGATGTATCGCAATCTGGTAAACCTATAGATTTAAGTGGTCTAACAGTTCAAGAAAAAGTAGGAACAAGACAAGATGCTATTATAACAAGAACAACAGCAATAGTTAGACGTATGATGGAAGATGATAACTCTTTATCTGTTAGTGCTGCACTACAAAGATTGATGGAAAACAATCCTATTATATCAAAAAACATACGAAATGTTGTTATGGATAGACTTACAAAGAAAAGAGAAACTTTAAATACATCAGTTAAAGATGGTCAGTTAGCTATGCCAATGTTTATAACAGGCACAGATTTATTTCCAGCTAATCAACTATTTGGTAAAATGTCTCAAATTTTTATTAATGAATCTAATGAACAAGCATTAAGTGCTAATCAAAATGTTAAAGAATTAATTGATAATTATAACATAACTATAAAAGCTCCAAATGTTGCTCAAGATCCTCTTAGAAGTGTTGCTGCTGCTACAAGAACAATAGGTGGTGATTCTATATCACCTACTCTACTAAAATTAAAAAATGATAGATTTGTTGATATTCAAACAAGAGTAGAAAACAATAATATATCATTGGATCAATTTTATAGTGAAATGAGAGTGTTAATGGATAGACCAAACGCAACTGAAGAAGAAATAATAGATGCGTATGCTGACGTTAGCACAAATATTCAACCACTCGTTGTTACTAATCCTCTCATGGGTGCTGCTTCAACAGGTTTTGTTAATCCTTCTTTTACTGTTGCACCAACAAATGCTAGTGAAAATGATAAAAGAAATAGAAGAAATGCTTTAGAATTACAACGAGTTAGCCGTTCTCTTATGAAAATAGGTGTTAATGGTAATGTTGATGTTGGTCCAGCAGCAGCTAACCTTAACAAAAGATTTTCTACATTTTTTACCACTCTTTTTGAAGGTGCTGCTCAGTTAGGAGTAAAGGTAAGTCAAGTTGCTAATGTTGGAACACAGGCCATAATCAATGATAGAAGTAGTGGTACACTAAGAAACGATTTGTTTGATGATTTTGAAAACACCATCAATTCTATTAGAAACGTAAAGGGTTTTGGTGAAGATGAGAAAGTAAATTTACTTGCAAAATTAGATAAATTTAAAACAGATTTAGCAGCTGATACTGATGACCAAACATATTTGTTTAACTTTCAACGAGTTAAACTAGCATACTTGTACGCTAAGTTTATTCAAGGTGGTGGTGGTGGTAATGCTGTATCTAATGCTGACTTTGACCGTAACTTTGATGCTTTGTTTGGTGTATACAGTACAGACACAAATGTTGTTTTAGCTGATATGTTAAGAGGTATAGCTTCTATTTATAATGACTCCACTAATGCAATAGAAGATTCTAAATTTAGAGAAAAATATACAGGAGTTCTTGTACCTAGAGGTCAAAATAGATTTTATATGTCTCCCTCTGCAAGAAGAATAGTTGACTTAAAAAATCAACAAGCAGGAGATAGTTTAGATGAACCCGGATACCAAGCTACCGCTAGATACTTAATTAAAACTTTATATCCAAATGTTCAAAATTTAGATGATTTACCGCCTCTCTTAAAAGCGATGTTAATATCAAAAGGACAAAGTGAATTAAGAAACAACATGGCTAGTGCTGAAGTAGGTGTTGGTGGTGGTGATGATGGTACAATCAAAGCAGCTGGTTCAGACGTTTCAGTAGAACAAAATAATAACGAAGATGAAAACAACACTAACATAGCAGAAGATTTATTTGAGTAAGATTCACAAAAAGGAGACATTTGGTGACAGACCAAACTGAAGCTACAGAAGAAGAGAACACAGGTTTTAATCCTCAAGCAGCAGCCGAAAGACTGCGTAAAACTGCTGTTCAACCTAGCCCAATATTTTCTAATCTTTCTCCAGATTTAGGACCAAATATACCAGAGGTTGTAGAACAGATAGAACCTGCTCGTCAAGAAGAAGAAAAACGTCTTTTACAAGAACAACAAGAACGAACACGTTTGCGTAATCTTGGTATTATAAGTCAACCTACAGATTTATTATTTACAGATTCTAGAGGTAGAGAGAGAACAATTAAAGCTGATGTGGATTTGCGTCATGGTTTTATTGACGGAAAAGATGTTAGAAAATACGACACTAAATCTAGTATAGTTAATGGTAGAGCTTTGTTTGCCTTTAATCTTCCTAGAAAACAAGATGGAACTGTAGGAAATGAGGATGGTAGTGTATACACAATGCCAGAATTTGTAAACAAAGCAGTAATACCTCTTGTTGAAGCTCAATTAGGTGGTGTTAGTCTTAATAGATTTGTTAGAGGTCAAGATCAAGACAAACGAAAACTTTTATCAGAATACCTTAGTAAAACTACTTTTGAAATATTACGAAATAACAGAAATGTTTTAGAGTATTTTAGAGAAAATGATCCTGAAAACTTAGCTAAATTTATTAAAAAAATGGAAAAGTTAGGTGTTGTTGTATCGCAAGATAAGTTTGGTAGAAAGATTAGAGCCGGAGAAGAAGCAAGAGTATCACCAGAAATAACTGTTACACTACCCACAGATCCTATAACTTTTAGTAGATATGTTAACAAAACTTTTGCTTTACCTCAATTTTTAACTGGTGGTCGTTATGAAAACATAGTGTTAGACGACCCTTTTAATCAAAAAACGGTAGACAGAATTGAAAAATACAATGAGGGCCGCATAAGTAATTTGCGTACTTTTTATTGGCATCCAAGTTATTTTGCAGGGCTACTAACAGAAATGGCTAGTGGTGTTACTGGTGCAATTTTACCAGATGAAGAGGGAAAAATTACATTTGTTAGTCCGGGTAAATCACGTTTACGAGCACTTACAGATTTTGCTGAAGGTCCATTTGGACAAGCCTTTGGGTTGACACCAAAAAAATTAGGCAAACTTGCAAATGTGTTGCCTCTTAAAAGTGCTTTTGGATACGAAAACTTTACAGATGAAGAATTAAATAATCCTAATCTTACTTTTAGTGACATTACAGGACAAGTAGGTGAGACTGTATCTGATGTTATAATGCACTCTCTCGTAAAAAATATACCCTCTGCCTATGGGTACAGTCCAGAAGATATTGATAATCTTGACGAAATTATGCAAGAAAAAGGTAGAGAGGCAGATTACACCGTTACTGGTGGAAAAGCTGTATTAAATCCTGAAACTAAAGAAGTGGTGTTTGAAGGTAAAGCTCTTGGTGATGATGTTAGTGATATTTTTGGAGGAGCAACTGTTTTATTTGGTATAAATGCTGCTTCAATGGCAGCCCTTAGAGGTATAGCTACATCTACGGTTAGACGTTCTCTTCGTAAAGGTGCAGAAAAAGGACTACCAAAAGAAGATACATTTAGTATTTTTAGAAATGGTAAAATAAATAGAGCAGAACTAACTAAAGGTTTAAAAGCATTAGATGAAGGTAAAGACGTTGCAGGTTTAGGAGCTTTTAATCTTCGTGTAAAAATTCCCGGTACAAGAATACAAATCAATCCTTTAAAAGAAGCTATTATTAAATCTGTCAATCATCCTATGAGAACAGCAGCTGGTATGCAACTTTTTTACGCTGCAAGTATAGGTGTAGCGGAGGGTACACAAGAACTTATGTACGCAAAAGGTGATGGTATACCTAGACTTTTTGGTTATGAATTAAAACCAGAAGCAGCTACAGGTTTTACAATATTAAGTACATTAGTTTTTCCTATAGTTGGTTTTAGTGTCGGATCAGGACTTCTTAAAGCAGGATTTAATAAAACAATAGGTGAAGCTTTTACTGAAGTAACTAATCCAGAATTTTTTGAAATGTTAGAGTTAATCAGACAACGTGCTCCAGAGGCTAGTTTTGGTAAGCGTAGTAAAGTTCTTAATAAACTTAAACAAGCTATGGAATATCTAAGAGATGAAGAACCTGAAAATTTTGCAACTATAATAGAATACAAAAATTTTGTTAATAATTCTAATAGAACATATTTAGAAAATGGTTTAAAAGCTGGTATTGCTAGGGCAGAGTTAGAAGAAGATATACGTCTTTATAACGAAATGACAGCTAAAGCTACTGCATTTCTACCTCTTGCTTCTGCTGCTGCATACTTTGAAAACATAAAAATAGGCACCACAGTAATTAAAGGTGGTATTACAAAAAAACAAATAGCAGATGTAACTCGACAAGCAGCAGATGAAGCTATGGCTACTGCTCTTACAGAGAGACAAGCATTAGATTTAGCTCAAACTTTAAGTAAATTATTAAGAAGAATAGAACAAAGAGCTGGACCAGCCGAAGGTGTTAATCGTGAAATGCTTGCCATGCAAGAACAATTAGCACAAATGCTACGAGTAACTATAGGTGGTATTGATCCAAAAAAACTTACAGAAGCTATGAGAAAAGTATTTAACGTAGCAGAAGATTTTAAAGGTAAAAAAGTAGATCTTAAAGAAGCTACTGATGTTGTAAAAAATGCTTTAGGTAGTTTAGAAACATCAGATGCAAATCTATTTGCACAAAAAATGTTTATTGGCAATGAAGATAAACTTTTTGGAGACTTCCAACAAATACTTGATGATGCTTTGCCTCAACTTCGTGAAAACATAGAAAGACAGCGTACTTTTATAGATCAATTTAATCAAATACCAAGAAATAATTTTAATTTATACTTCGGATCTGCGACTGCTTCTCCGTTAAGACCTAAGTTAAATGAAAGAAAACAATACGATCTAATACTAGATGCTTTCAAACGAGCAAAAGACCGTTCTGATAAATTATACGAAGTAGTATATAGTATAGCTGAACAATCACGAAGATTAGACGCAAGAGCTGGTGAAGATATTTTAGATAGAACTTTTGATTTGGCAGAACTTATAGATACTGCTGATGAAGCAAGAAAAAATTTAGACTTTGGAGTAGAATCTTCTAAAAAATTAACAACTTTAATAAATAGTATTGTTAAAAACAATGAAGATCTTAGAAAATTTTTACAACTTAAAAGAAATAATCCAGAAAGAATACAATATATAAACGATATACTAGGAGAAAATGCCAATAGATTTGATAGAGAAACGCAAAAAATTATAGACAGTATAGACGTAGATAATATACTTATAAATTTTCAAAGAACACATCAACTACGTTCTGATATACAAGGTGCTATTTTAGCAGAGTATAAAAAAGGAGCACCTGATGGTGGAACTATAAATTTATTAGGACAAGCTTTACATCAAATTGATGATGGAATAGAAACTTTTCTAGTTTCAGATGGTGCAAAAATGAATATTGGTCGTGACATAGATTTAAGAGAAGCTTTTGAAAACGCACAATCTAATTACAGAAATAATGTTGCAGGTCTTTTCTTTAATAGTAGAGTAATAAAATACGCTAAAGAAGAAAAAATTAATAATTTATTTGAAAAAATATTTGCTGCTGGTGGTCCAGATGGACAAAGAGCTACTTTTGAAAGAATGTTTCCAACACTAGAAACAGTCCAAGCCCAAACAGGTATACAGGGAATGTTTTCATTGTTCAAACAACCCGATCCAAAACGAGGGGAAATTGGAGATGCAAAAAGAAGAGAACTAGCAATAGAATTATTACGAGATCAAATGACTAATGCAGTTATGGGTAACAAAAGATCTATGTCAACAGAAGAATTTTTGTTTGCTCTTAGAGAGGCAGCTACGAAACAACAATCTGGTTTATTTGGACTACCAGAGGCAGGACCAAACAATATACTTTCTGGTGGATTTTTAGATTTGTACTTCGGAGGTGAAGTTAGTAAATCTGCTAGGGTAGCAATCAAAGAAGCAGAAGAATATTTACAATATGATAGCTTTTTACCTTTAGTAGACAAAAATGGTGCTGTTAATACAAATCATCCTAAAATAAATTTAGCAAGTGATGTACAAAATAATCTATCAAATTTAGCATTTTTAGATGGTAAATTTAATCTTGATAAAAACGAGTTAGATAGGGTGATTAATGATGCCGTACAACAAATAAATGTTGTAGAATTAGATAAAGTAGATCCTATTAACAGGGGCTATTGGAATAATCTAGCAAGACAAAATTCACAAGAGGGTACTACTGACTCTACAATTAAATATATTTTAGGGGATGGATTAGGTAGTGAAGGTGGTGTAGCAGCAGATAGATACAGATCATTACTTAATGATATGAAAACTTTGGTTGGTGACGATCAAGCTGACACCTACAAACAACTACTTAATAGAGGACTTCTTGATAAAATAAGAAATGAATATTTAGCCAGAACAAAAGCTCTTATACAACTTAAAAGTGAGGTAGAACCTGAAACTACTATTACTCAACGTCTAGCCCAACAAGACAGAACTGTTAAAGAGAACATTTCGGCTCGTACTCAATTTTGGATAGATAGAGAAGAATTATGGATTGAAGCTTTTGGTGAACAAAATGCTACCTCTGTAGGTCATCTAATGAACATGGCAGCAGCATCAGAGCAACCTGTAGCATCAACTTTACGTTTTGCAGAAACAGTCTCTAAAATGTCAGCTAATGGTGCATTATCTAGAGCATGGGGTGTGCAAAGAGGTGTTGTTAGTTTACGTTATGTAGGCTCTGAATTTTTGTTAAGGTCTATGTTTAGTAATCAAAGTGAAATGTTAGTGAGGATGTTATCTACACCAAACTTATCTAACTATTTAATGGATGCTGTAATGTATGGTGATACACCACCAAAAATACAAAGATACTTTAAAACACAAATATACGCTGCTTTGTCTGCTGGAGTAGAGGACTCAAATAAAGCTAATGAAATACGAGAAAAATTAGATGGGTTTTATAGAGAAGCTTTAAATGCAGGAGAAGATCCTGTTCAGTTATTAATGTCTATGTATTTTACAGCACAAAATCCAGAACTAGCTAAAATAACTTTACAAGCCCTACAACAAGCAGCACAAGGGGGAGAAATTAATTTACCAGAAATATTAGGTGGAAACATAAGAGAAGGTGGTAGAGAGTTTCTAAGACCACAAGGAGATAGAAGCACTCTTTTAAACCAGCTAAGAAACTTAGGTTTAGCTGATGAGTGATAATCAACAGACAGAACTTCTTTTGGCTATAGGTAGACTGGAAGGAAAGGTAGATGGTCTTGTCTCATCCCATCAAAATTTAGAGGTAGACTTACGAGCTTTAAGTAAACGTGTAGGAACTTTAGAAAAAGAAAAATCAAAACTATATGGTGCTGGTGTTGTTCTCGCATTGATAGGGAGTGGTGTCATGTGGTTATTGAGTGTTTTAAAAAATTAACAGGAAAGGCAGATTGCAATGGACATAAACATTGTAATAGATCTTTTCGAGAAAGTTGGTATTCCTGTATTAACCGCAGCATCCGCAGGGTACGGTCTTTGGTGGTTAATGCGATGGATAACTAACACTTTCCGTCAAGATGTTCTATCAGCATTAAAAAATTTACACCAAGAAATAGATGAAGAAATACGAGATACTAGAACAACTATGGATAAAAGATTATCTGAGTTAAACACTATGGTAATCCGATTAATAGATCGTGTTCGTATTCTTGAAAAAAATTACATAGAACATGATGAAACTATGAGAGCCGTGTATGATTTAGGTGCAAAACCAAAACGTAGATTAACACGACACGAAATCATAGAAGAATTGAAAGAACAAATTAAAGATGCAGGGGGAGACTAATGGAAACTATATTAGCTTTATTAGGCATTGTACCTGTAGCAGAAACGATAACAGGAGCAGGATCTTCAGGGGGAGGTAGTATAATGGGTGGAATACCTATGGAATTGATTACAATGCTTGGATCATCATTACTTGGTGGTGTTATGTCAATATGGGGCCAAAGCATTAAAGCAAAAGAAGCCAACAACAAATTAATGATGGCTGCAATGACCAAAGAAGCAGAGGTTATTGACAAAGCTAGACGCTATGAAAATCCTCATTTCCAATGGACAAGAAGATTAATAGCATTAGGAGCTATTGGGGCAATAATTGTATGGCCTAAAATAGTTGCTGTTTTCTATCCTGATATATCTGTAACAGTTGGTTGGACACAATTTAATCCGGGCTTCTTTATTTTTGAGGGCAAAGAGATGGTCAAATGGGAACAGATGACTGGACTAGTAATAACACCACTTGACACACATTTAGTGTCTGCTATAGTGGGGTTATATTTTGGTGGATCGTTAGTAAAGAAATAGGAGTAGTTATGTACAGCGATAAATATAAAATACGCTTGCCTTTTGAAGTTTTGTCTGATTTAAAAGAAATGAAAGTGGTTGCAAAACCTAAAAAATATAAAAAACCTAAAAGAAAAGTATTACAACCTTTTACTGGTGGACAGAAGAAAAAAATAAAAGATATATTGATTGAAGCAGATAAGATTAGTGCTTAGTTAAGTTTCTTTTTCTTTATAGTTTGATGTATGTTGGAGATACTAGGTATCTCTTTATTAACAGGTTCATCAGGAAAAGTAATATCTGTAACAGAACCACAATACTCTTCCATTTGGTTCATTAAATCATCAATTAAATTATTACAGTATTGTATGAGATTAGCTATATCGTGAGTGTAATCAAAATCTGGCATATAATGATCCATATGTTCTATAAACTCTTTAGTGTCTAGTTTTGATACCTCAACAGCAGGACTCATAGAATTACGAGAATCAAGTAATAACGAGAAGGTAAGTACAGGAATGTATCTACCTTCTTTTTTTATGTCAGACATCCACTACCTCACACACATCACCTACACAACTAAACTCTTGTGTGCCTTTTGTACCATCTTCTTTCTCGTATTCACTTAGTTTTGCAAAATCTATAGTGCTTGGCATTGAAGATACTAACTTATCATATTTTTCTTTGTCGATAGATTCATAGGGTGCTTGAGCATAAACAGCGTCAGAATGAGGAAAGAAAGATACACCAGACATATAATCAAAATTTTTGTATACCCATGCAGCTACATCTAACCACTCATGCTCTCTTACAGTAATGGTTATACTAGGTTTGTGTTCACACCAATGCTTTTGATAGGTTAGCCATAGGTCGAGATGTTTTATAGGGTTGAGGTCATCATTAATAACAGAGCCATACGGTGCTTCTATAGGAAAAGAAAACACAGCAGTATTTTTACTTTCTATATCACCAACAGCATCTTCACAAGGTATACCGCTGTCCATTAAAAATTGTGTGAGAGGGTCTTTTTTATCACCTCTTACTCTACGAATATAATATTTGCTATGTCTAGCATGAATACCACTAGCAGCATCCACTAGCTGACTAACTGTACCTGATGGTTTAACACAAGTTATAGCTGTACTTTGTGGTATGCCTAATGCTTCAGCCCATACTTTATTGGTTTCAATAGCAACTTCTCTTAATTCATCAAGGGTTTGTGCAAGTACAGGAGTATCTTTTGCACCATTAGTTAGTACATTATCCATAATACCAGTAAGACTAACACCAAGCAATCTTTCCTCTTCTGTAGTTTTTTGCCATATCTTGCGTAAATATTTAAAGTCTGTTAGTGTGGCTTGATACGTTCCTAGTATTGTTGCCAATCGAACTTTTTCTTTCAAAGTATCTAAACTATCTGTCCTTTTAACAACTACTTCTGTTAGATTACAAAATTGATTAGGTCTAAGAATAATCTCACAACAAGGATTTGTACCAAATTCAAAGTCTGGATCTCTTCTACCATTAGCTAACACTTGTTTTTTAGCAGCTGCTCTACTAAACATACCTCTTTCACCTGACCGACTTTCGTAAAGAGAGGCCCACTCTTTCATAAAGATTCCCATCTCTGGTCTACCTTTGTATACAGCAGAGTTATTAGCATATGACCTATAGCCGTAGTGGTTCCACCAGTCACCAGACTTAGAGGAACGTAGAAGGTCATCACTTAGATTACTTAAAGAGATGAGTGCAGATCTGCGTACACCACCAACTACTACAACTTGTGCCGTTTTACATACTAAATCATGGCACTCGATACTACTCAATCGCCTACCTGCACTCTTTCTGAACAGGCTAACCGCAAACCTGAACAGGTCGTCTAGTGGATCAGGCCCACTTGCCCTACCACCAAAAGTTTTAAGTCTAGCCCCAGCGGGTCTTACTTGGCTCATATCCCATGTAGGAACTTGACCTGAATATAATAAAGATATTAATTCTTTAAATGCTCTAGCCCAACCAGACTTACTATCTTTTACAACAATAACCGTACTGCTATCTTCAAAGTGTTCTTCTACTACTGGTAATTGTAATACACTTTCTCTTTCTACAGAAAAACCTACACCTGTACCATTCATTAAAATATACAGGATTTCATCAAATGCTCTGGGGCTGTCTATGGGAACATAACTACAGTTATATGCAGCAACATTACATTTTTCTACAGCTTTGCCTGATGTCATTAACAAACGCATAGAAGGCATAATATTAAGGTTAAGAACAGCCTTTTGTAATTGTTCTACTGTGTTATCGTCAAAAACATTTTTGTTTTGTTCTCTAGATTTCATATAGTTAAAATAACGACTAACAGTTTCTTCCCATGTTTCTCTACGGTTTTCATCGTCAAGCCATCTTGAGTAACGAGATGTGTGTATGTATTCTTGATATGCGGTTGGTAATTTTTGCATTAGACTCCTCTTAAATCTGCTTCTTTATAGCGGTTAGATTTTAATATTTTCCCATCTTCACGAAAGATAGGTTTTCCATTTTCGTCAAGTTTTGACATATTTGATTGGTGTACACGATTAAATATCACTTGCATATCCCAACCAAAATCTACAAATAAACCTGCTAACACATATAGTAAGTCAGCAGCCTCTTTTTTTATTTGTGTTTCTTTTTCTTGCCCCATAGCTTGTATCAACTCTGTACACTCTTCATAGATTAGTTTTTGTCTAAGGTCAAATGCCTCTGCAACTTTCTTATCTTGTTTTATACGAGAGAAGTCTAAGTTTGTAGGTCTTTGAAATGCTTTTTGAAACTGTGCTACAGCATCTTGTATTGTACGGTATCGAGGCATCATGGCAAATGTTTTTCTAAAGTTATGTAAGCATCATTTATTTTTCTTGTTTCAATAAGTTTTTTTAAATACCACTCTGCTTTCTCTAAGTCTTGTATAGGATTTTCTTTATGTTCATATCTAGAGAGGTATTTTATAACCGTACACTTTAAATGACCCATAAACTCTTCTAGTGAAACAAGGTTTTGCATTATATCTATCGTTTCCATTCGACCTTTTTGGTAGTGTGGAGGATGATTTACGTTATCACCTTGTTGTTGTAATTGTTTTTGACCTATTTTACTTTTCCATGTTGCATCTATTTTTTTTGGCATTTATTTTTCTTTCTTTAACCAGTTTTCATCAATAACTCTATCACTATACAAAAAACCATTGCGTTCACACCAATCACCATAGCTAGTTTTAGCTCCTTTACGCAATTTATTTTTAGAATTAGAAAATACAAAACGAACATCAATATTAGGGTGTTGTTCTCTAAATGTCAAATGTTTTGTTCTATCCTCTGATGTAAAAAATCCTTTTGTTTCTATGTAAAAATTATATTGTGGTATATAAAAATCAGGAGTATAAGTAGTAGGCTTTGGGATATAAGTATAACTATCGGGTTCATAATCAAATGTTAATCCTCTTTTAATTAAATCAGACGCAAAATGTACTTCAAAATTACTACGATACTTTGTACCAGCCATTCTTCTAGCTGGTATTACTCTTCTAGGCATTTACAATCTTTCTACTGATACATACTTTGGCTTGTGTTCTTCTATTAATGATTTTACAGACGCATTTAAAAACATCAAGGTTCTTTGTCCATGATTTTTCATAGGGCTGTTGTTTTCATCATTTAAAAAATTATTTTCTATAACTACAATGCCACCAGCATTAAGCACACCTATGATAACTTTAGCATCCTCTGTAAATCTATCTACATTATAGCTATAGGTAGAGTCATCCCAATAGCCTGAAACATCTTGTGATGCTGTTTTTCTAATTGTAAGAGGTAAACAATTTTTTTGTCGCCTTTTAAAAGCATCTCCACCCTCTTTCTTTTCATTCTCACCGTAAACAAAATAACAATTAAAGTTATTGTATACATCATCATTTTTAATTTTGTTTAAAACAATTATAGACATCATAGCTCCTTTTTCTTTAATTTTGAATACCAAACTAAAGGGGGATTTTTTGCAGCCGATGCAACCTTATGGTGTAATTCTGCTTTAGGAAAACAATGTGTTTTAAATTTACAAAAACTACAGGTGGTGTTTAAAACTTTATTACCTGTTGGTGTTCCTTTGTAAACTTCTGAGACTTCATCTAATTTTTGTACAGGAATAGTTTTGTCTTTTAATATATTAATATTGTGTCTAGCCCAAGATAAAGCCTCTTCTCTTTCTTGGTCCTGTACGTTTGGTGTAGGACATATTTGTATTTCTCCAGACGATTTGTTGATAGCTATCCAACCACCAAAAGGTTTGCCTACAGCTTCTGCATATAAAAATCCTTGTACTACATACCCAAAAGGGTCATTTTCTTTTACACGATTATAACTTGTAAACTTACTGGTATAAGCATAAGGACTTGCTGTTTTAATATCCCATACTTTACCATCAATAATAATATCAAGTGTGCCTTTTAAAGTTACACCTTCAATCTCCAATGTTACTGGTTTTTGATACGCTTCTACCTTTACACCAGCTTCTACTAATTCTAAATATAACAATGTTTCAAGAATATCACCAAATAAAAATCTATTAACAGAGTTATACTCTAAACTACCTTGTACATCAACACCATCTCTCTCTAGCTGTTGTTGGCATACTGGCTTACCCAAACCAGACATACGCATAGACCAGTCTTTTTCTTTGGGTATAAATTGTTTTTCTATTGCTTTTGCACACTCATCCTTAAAGAAAGAAATAGAATCAGGGGAAATATAGGCATCCCCTGAAACTACTTTCTGTAAGTACAGTTGTACATACTCTTTGATGAGATTATTCATCTAGCTCATCGACAACCTCTACATCTTCAAAGTCTTGCCTTTTTTCACGATACTTATTTTCTATCTCTGTATTGTGAATATTAACAATATCCATGAAACTCTCAAGGATCGGTACATCCATCTTAGGACTAAATTCAACATAATCCTTGATTTCAATACCAGCTTTATAAAATATAGAACCACCAGCTTTCTGTCGCACAGTAGTTAAGTTAGCTCGTGTGTTGAATAGTAGCTTACCCTGTTTTTCTAATGTTTTAATCCAATCACTAACAGGCATAAAGTTTGTTCCTCTTGCATACCATACATGAGGAATAGCTTCACCTTCTACGTCAACGGTTCCATAGATTACTTGCGAACATTTAATACCAGCTTGAAGTGTTCTTGCTGGGTCGTCATGGGCAAGAGCCTCTAAGTCTTTTGCACTTAACTTACCACACTTCAACCCACCAGCACTATCCAAAAATGTATCTCCGAAAGACCCAGCTTGTATGGTCATAGATGAATAATTCTGTTCATTTTGATCCCATACACTGTACATATATCTTCTAAGAAAAGGTCTAAACACAATTTCTTTCATGTGTATATTTTTACCTAGTGCATTTTGAACTCGCCATTGTCCACGAGGTAAAGTATTACCTTCTTCATCTTCGGTATTATGTTCTATAGCCAAACGAGGTAAATACCTCTTCTCGCTACCACTATCAACAGATAAATCTTTTTGGCCTATCAAGGCCATCAAAGCATTGGTATCTATCTTCTCTGCTGTAACTAAATCTGTTACAGATGGTTTTTCTTGTTCTGCCATTAGCATATTAGCTCCTTTGTTCTGACAGTTTCTAGGTTAGACCAATCATCACCAATTTTTAACTCTATTCCGATTGGCATATTATAATCTATTCCATACCTGTTCTTACACTCCTCTCGTATACCAAGCATGGCATTTTCCATAAGTTTTATTGCGATATCCTCTTCTTGAGGATGCACATCCATGACGATACTATCATGTACTGTATTACAAATCAAGCTCTTTATGTTTAATTGTTTTATTTCCTTGTGTAGTGATATTAATGCAACAGGTAGTAGGTCTGCTGTCGCAAACCCTTGTACTGGATAATTCTTTATCTGTGTACCATTAGAAAAGCCCCCACTAGGAAATCGTCTAACATTAGGGAAAAGATATTGTCTACCAGAAGGTAGTGTTATTCTTTTCTTTGTCAATGCTTCAACACCTAATCTTTCATGCCAATCTGCTATGCCCTTGTATTTTTCAAGAAATGCTTTGTAATACTTCTTCTCGTTGGGTGTTCCTGTAACACCACCATACAAAGGTTTAAATGTGTGTGCTTTAGCATCTTGTCTGCTAACACCAATTATTTTTGCGGTGTAAGAATGAACATCTACCTTATCTTGTACGTCTTTTAACACTTGCTTGTCTTGAGATAAAAAACCAGCTACTCTAAACTCTAGCTGACTGTAATCTCCTTCTAATATCTTACCACCATCAAATCTACTAACAATGGCCTCTCTTACTGGAAATGTACCACTTCTAGGCATATTTTGAAAGTTTGGATTGCGAGATGATAGCCTACCTGTAGCTGTAACACATTGCATAAACTGAGGATGAATGTAGCCATCGTTACCAGTATTGTTTTTTATGTTCTCAACAAATGTATTAAGATAGGTTGCTAACGCATTGTATCTCATATATTTTTCTAAAAACTCTCGTTGCATACCACTAACCTGTAGCATCTTTTCTTTAATAGTATTTACATCTGTTTTAAATCCATGCACCGATAAATCTTTTTCATTTAATGGTGTTAGCCCTAGACCTGCTTTTTCATTTATATTTCTGTAAATAGAACCAACACCAAAACATTTTTTGCATTTTCTCGGCATACCGTATGTGCCGTCTTTTCGCATATAATCGACTGTGCCTCTACCTCTACAAGTTCTGCAACTTTGTTTTTGTGTTTTCATAAACAAAGCAACTTTATTAAAGTATTTATCTCTGAATACCTTCGGATGCGTAACCTTTACAAACTTCTTCTTTCTCTTTCCAGCTTTAACTTCTGTGCCTAAATCAAAAACAACTTTCCATGATTTTTTATCTTTAACCACCATAGAATAAAATAATTTTGATCTATCCTCAGCAGAAGATAAATTGATTGGTGTATCTCCACACAAAGTTTTTACAGCATTTTGTAAGTCTATCTCTAACTGAGAGTGTTCATCTCGAAAACTTTTTTCTATTTGCTGTAATTTATTTTTATTGACTTTAATACCAGAGTTTTCTATGTCACATAAAACACGACATAAATCCATGTGCAATCTAACTGTGTTTTTCATTAGCCCACTCCTCTAGATTTATTTTTAACATTTGTGCTTGTACTAATGCTAACTCGTAAGTTGACTCTACATCTTGCTCACCATACTCTACTAGTTTATCCCACGATATTTCATCTACACCTTTACCAGCTTTAATAAAACTATCAAAAATCTCAGACTTTTTTTCTGTTACATCTCGTCTTTTGCATGATGCACTTAAAGATAAATCTCTGTGTAATCCTCTTGCTAATAAATATTCTACACCCATTGTATCCCATAATTCACCATCGTATGTAAATCCACAAGTCAACAACCATTGTAAATCATATTTTATGTTATGCCCTATTAATAATTCTGTTCTATCCAAAGCACCTTGTAAAATTGTTACATTGTTAAATGTTGGTTCTTGCTCTGCATGATAAAAACACAAATATTCTTTTTCGCCTGTGTTTGTAAGATAACCAACAGACACCAACATATTTTCACCGTTGTAAGGCATACTATTTTTACCTTCAAAAGTATTCTCGATATCTAAACAAGTAATCATGTATAATACTTTCCTGTAGCTATATTTAAAGAGGCATGAACCGTACCATGCCAACCATTTATTTTATTTTTACTAACTGTCAACCACCGTGTATTATCTTCTATACCTAAATTTTTACCAATACCTACAATTACATCAGCCTCACCAGCTTTACCAGTACGGCTGTTATCTAACATTGAATAATCAATAACTTCTTTTTGATGGGCTTCATAACTAGCTTGAGATATGGCCCACACTAAACAATTATTACGTTTGGCTAGTTCTCTACCAGCTACATACAATTCTTTTAGTTTTTCATCTCCTCTCGAAAACAAACCATCTATCTTTACTTTATCCATTTGGTCAATAAAAATAACATCAGGTTTATTTAAAGCTGTAAAGTTTACAATCTCTTCAACTTTTGTTCCTACACTATCTACAACAACTAAATTTTTATCTATAATATTTTTATATTCTTCAAGATATTTAGTTTTGTTGCTTTTAAGTGTAGCTTTGTCCACGTTAAAATATGATGTTATTATTCTTAACTTTACTTTCTTTGCTAACTCTTCATTAGCCCAATAATGTACCTTAAAACCACAAGCTAAATAGTGGGCTGTAAGATACGCACAGAAACTTGTCTTGCCTACCTCTGGTCTAGCAAAAATAATACCAAAGTCACCCCTGTTCATACCACGCAAGTTTTCTTCGAGTGTTGGTATGCCAAAAGTAAAGTCTGGTGTTTCTGTTGTGGCCTGTACTAATTCTTGAAAGTCATCCCTTATAATCACAAATGTATCATGTGGTTCTAAACTATTAGACGACACTCTATCCATCATCTTAGCTATATCAGAAAAAGCTAATTCATTATCACCAGTCCAAAATTCTACAGCTTTCTCGCCTATCTGTCTTGCTATATCTCTTTGCCAAAATACTTTAGCCCAATCGTAAGCTAAATCTTCATTGACTGTTTGTATGGATAGCAAGTTATCAATCAGAACATCAACCTGTTCTGCTTTACTGTCTGGTGTAGCTGGATATAATATTTTATGAACAGCAACCAAAGAGGGTTTATCTAATTTATCAATGTCCTCATAGTCTATGTGTGCTTTGCGTATTGTGTGTGCTATTGTTCGCCAGTCTTTAGGAAACATTGAAGGAGTAATAAAATTCTTTACTCTATCCCAAACACTTTTGCTTAACATAGTAGCTAAAACATTAAGCTCAATGTTTTCCATTAAGAACTACCGTTCTTTTTTATCCTGCTTTGTGAAGGTGTAAGTTTTTTTCTATGATTTAAAGGTCTTTCTTTAAATCTTCTTCTTACAGGTTTTCTTCCTAAATATGTATTAACACCAAAAGATGATTTTTTCTTAGCCATGTTGCCCCATCAATTTTTCTATGTCCTCTTCTTCCATGTTTTTTATATCTACTTCAGGAAATAGGACTCCAATATTTTTTACCTTGTGTTTTAGTATATCACATATCTGCATACTTTTCAAGGTCGCATCTTTATCTAAACAAACTAAAATTTTATCGTAGTTACTTTTTGTAAGATAATGTAGCAGTAATTCAGATAAAACTGTACCACATAAACTAATCCCTACTACATTGTGTAGTTTAGAAATAACACAAGCAGACGGTATATCTTCAACTAGGACAGCAATGTTGCCACACCCTATCTTGTAATCCGCTGATGTCTTTGCATACTTAAACCATTTAGGCTTACCACTTGCTCTAAGAGTTCGGCCTACAGCATTGATTATTCTATCTTTTTCTAAATCTTTTACTAGAAATACTACCCTGTCTTGTTTGGGGTCATATTTTACATTGATATGTTTTTGTTGATATAGGTCATAACATTGTACCTTTTTAAGATACTCTATACCCTTTTGACTTGAGGATAACTCTACAAAGTTACTTGTTGATATTTCTTCTTGTATCAACATAGGACAATCTTCTGGGCTGGTAAACAATCCATTTTTAAGATTACTTTTTTGTAATCCTATTCTCTTTGACCCTTTTACATCACAACTTGCATCAAAACAGTTGTACACCACTACCATAGAAGTTGGTAGATACATAGCTGAAAAAGTATTATTACTCCCACAATTAGGACAGTCTGTTCTGACACGACCTACCTCTGATGCCTCATCAATCAGCCCCTCGATTTGTTCGTTCATTTTTTCTCTTCCTTGCAACAATCTCTGATAATTGTTTTTCTGTATACCCTAAATTTAATAAGTTTTCAACAAACTTTTTTTTGTCAATTTTACGCAACATTAACAATTTTAAATTTTTAGCAAACTGTCGCCAAAACAATGCGTCTGATAACACTACTTTTTCGTTTTTATGTTCTTTATTATCCATTTTACCAAGTGAGGATTATCTCGTAGTATTTGTGTCCAGTAACTAGCCATGACAGCAACCACTCTTTCTTCCTCTTCCTTTTCTGATTTTAAATTACCTATGGCCCATATCGCATGATTTAGTTCGTGTAAAACAGTATCAACTAAAACTGTGCCTTTGAGGTTTTCGTCTACTCGAATACGCATATTCAAATAGTTGAAATCCCCAAAGGCTTCTCCATCGAAGGGCAAGGAGAATACGTCAATATCTACAGCACCTACTTTTACTACCATGAAGGGGTTCATGTGGTGTCCACTTCAAATTTATTACTTTTTGATAAATTAACACTAGCTAAAATTATTTGTAAATTACCTTGAACATGTAAACCAGAAACATTTTTACCTTGTAATGGCACGATATGGTCTACGTGGTATTTAATAAAACCAGCTATTTTGTTTAGTCTATGACATTCATTGTAAATTTTATTTACTAACTTAGGGTCATACCATTTGGGGCGTTGTAGTTTGTTTAATAGTTTCTCTCTAAATCTTGCCCTTTCAATATAATAAGCACTATTAGCTTCATAATATTTTTTATTAATTGCTTTTCTTCTTTCTGGATTAGATTTACGATATGCTTTATCGTATGCTTTTATTTTATCTTTATTAGCTTCACGGTATGCTTTTATTTTATCTTTGTTAGCTTCATACCATGCTTTCTTTTGTGCTAATACTTTATCTTTGTTAGCTTCATAGTATGCTTTCTTTTGTGCTGATACTTTATC